TCCACCTTTGGGTATATGTCTGTTTTGTCTCGTGATCTTTAATGATGATCGAAAATTCTGTAGAATAAATATTCGTTAATTTGGCACCGTAACCATTGCGACCACCAACGATCCGTTTTTGAGTATCATCGTAATTGGTACTCGTGAGAAGGTGACCGAATGTGAGTTCGGGATTCCACACATTCTCCTTTTCGTGCATGCGAACACCGATACCACCGAGCGGACCGTTATTTTCAATCGTAATGACACCCGTATCGTTGTTCACATCTATCGAAATATTCGTAACGTTTTTCGAATGAATGGAATTTCTGTCAATCGCATTGACCAGGATTTCATCGAAAATTTTAAGGAGAGCTGGTGAATAAACGATGTTCTCTTTTCTGAATCGATTATTAGATTTGTCAAAAATCCAGTACGATTCAGTATTACTGTCCACCGGACCAACATAAGAATCCGGTCTTTTAAGGACATGTTCAATATGAGTAAGTTTTTGAATACTCTCACTCATCTCTTTAAAGATTAATCTTGATTATTCTTTACTTAGGTTTATTAATTTCATATGGTCGTGGTAAACTTTGTGTGTGAGTACCTCGGGTGTATTTTTTTTTCTCAATCTTTTATTAAATATGTCGGGTCCGAATTTTACAACTGTCGCAATTATAATGAGCGTAGTTTTATCTATTTATCTACTGAGCACGTTTAAGAAAGATGACAACACCTCGGGTGGATCGGGTGGATCGGGTGGATCAACCGTCGTCATAGGAGCAGACGGCATCGTAAAATTAAAATAAAAACGTATCATATAAGAATGAAAATTAAGAACCATACGAAGGCGATTGTCGCCGCGGTAGTGCTCGTCATACTTGTGTTAATTTTTGTGCTATTCAATAGAAAGGAAAAGTACATCAGAGTAGAAGAATCGTGTATCAGACGAGATGCTCCGACGTGGTGTCCCGGTGAATATAGTATGGCGTATTCAGTGGATGCGTCCTCTATGTCAGACTATTCTTTTTACGATAAAGATACGGGTATGTGCGGTGACGGCACTCGCGATTGCATTTATGTGGAAAAATACAATAACGATCGCATTCTTCAAGGTATTTTCAATAACAAGGATGAGGAATTGTCAAAGAAATTCTTAGATGATGTATACTCCGGTAAACTTCAGTTTCAAGATACTGATATTGCAGCGTTCAGCGATAATGTGAAATTTGAAAATGGCACGTTTAAAATGCGTAACTCCGGTGCTACCACATGGTACACCGTACAAGTTGGTGTTAGGAGTGTAGCAGAAGCTCACCGTCTCGCGAAGGAAGAGAATATTCTCGTCTTACCACCATCCATGTTTCTAATCATGATCGCATTATATTTCAAAGCGAATAACTTACCGAAGCCTAATGTCGTGTATGAATTAAAATCTGATATGAGCATGACACAATTTAGGGAATCGGCACCACCACCACCACCACCACCACCACCCAGCTCCCAGGTAATCACACCCGCACCGACGACGGGGTACGTGATATAAATATTTTCATTTTATTTTCAACATTATATATAGAATATGGCTTATCTTTATCTGATAGGTGCATTAGTTGTTATGTTTTTAATCATGCAGAATAGATCAAAATCGTTTAACACATCGGTGAAGAGACTTATAAAGCAAACCGCTCGCTACGCCATAACCGCGCAGCAAGATGGATCACCAGTGTTAGCCACGTTACATTCAAATTACGCGGTCGCGTATATGTATGCGCTCATGGACATAGCCACGGACGCCCAGATACATCGCCTCACCGGTATAGATGTTGTTAAGTTTAGACAACATATAATGAATGTCCAGGACATGGTGACCAGGAGAACAATCGAGAAGATCCCGGATTTTGCGGGTGATGTTGATATGTATCTCGCATCTATTACCTAAGTCGGCAAAACATACAAATTTTTCAGAAACATGCAAGTAGTCCGAGATACGGCGTGGAAAGCATTTTTAGACGATGCAATGAAAATGTATCGTCTAAAAACACCGAACGATAAGTGTTATAAATTAGCTGACGCGACGTGGAGGTTCAAAAAACGTCATGAAATCATAAAAAATGAACGTGAAAAGACCAAAATAGTAGTATTAGATAAACCACCAAATTTAGTCGCTAGGGAAAGTCAGACACATCAAAAACTATGCAAAGCTATCACCATGACTGGAAAACCGTGCTCTTTTAAAGCGGTGTGTGGTGATCATTGCCGGAAACATAGTAATTCATTGAACAAGTTAAATGTGTCTGATATCACTAAACAGTTAAACGAAATTAAAATAAATATATAATACAAATGAAATTAAATCAAGAAGATCTCAGACCGGTTATAATCGCGATGGTCATTTATTTACTCACGCTCACGTTAATCCCCAGACTCGTAAAGAAACCAACCGGTATACAGTTTGTCGACGACATCGTCATGATGATCATTTCGCAACGCGATTACCTCACGTCTGGAATGATATTAACAGGGCTCATCGTTCTTCTCACTAAATATATTGAGGACGAATTCTTTTAAGATGTTGTCTCTAGAAACCAGACTTTTAGTATGATCATGATTCATGAATTTTATTTTTTTGTTATACGCATCCAACATATAATTCATGAGTTGTTCAAAACTTGGCTTACCCCAAACCATACCTTTTTTGAAAAGGAAATCATCGGCTTGAATTTCCTGGCGATCACATTCTATGAGATATGGTGTTTTAATATACTCCGAAGCACCACCGTAATCGGTGATGATTACCGGCTTATCTCGGACACACGCTTCGACCGCTCCCATTCCAACCCCCTCCGAGGACGAAAAGCTCACGTAACAGTCCGATATCCTATGTATATCTTCCATTTCTTGGTCTGATACGAGGCCGTTTATCACTTTTACGTTTGGTAAATTGAGCGTGACCTCTTGTTTACATGTCGCCTTAACGACTAATCTAGCATTCGGTAATTGCAGCCGTATGAATGCTTCCAGTATATACTTAAAATTTTTTCTATTATCTAGGATATTTCCTATGTGATAAAATGTATATACGTTTGGCGGTTCTGGTATATGAGCGTGTATTATTTTAAAGGATTTGTTTGGGAATTGTCTCGAAAAAACGTTCCAACAAAATTGACTCGGAACCAATATGTTATCGAAATGATCGAATAACTTTCCATAATCTTCGTGAACTGTTTCTGTTTCGCATACACTCATACAGGAGATCTTTTTAGCTTTGCGCTTTAAAAATGGTATGTAAGCGAGCACATTATCAGTTGGTATCGCGAAAAGAAATACATGGTCACATTCCGGTAGACTTTCGTCACCCGTCACGTAATATTTAGACCCAGGAAATAACGAATGATACTTATTCAAATGTTGACCAATTCCACTCAATAGAGTTGGTCCAACAAATATCATCTTTAATTTAAAGAATATCTTAGCTTTATATATATATTAGGATGGATGCTCTCAAGAAGGAAATCAATGATGAAATTTCCAGACCACGATTAGACAAAGTACGACTCTATAATCTTTTATTGAAAATCGTCGATGAAATCGGTGATTCTAATGTCGGTCAAATGGGACCAAGAGGCGAGCGCGGTGAAAAGGGTGAAAAGGGTGAGGATGGAGTCTGCGCGTGTCAATGTGTTTCTAATTCCGAAGAAAAGGTACCTAGAAAATCACGAACAGTGTCAAAAAAGGTCTAAGTGTACGCAACGGGTGCCTGTGATTTATTTACCCACCAAATAAATCCACCCAATATGATCATTAAGATCAATACGAGCGTACTAAATGAATACTTTTTTTTGTTTCGTAAGACTTCTTCTTTGTCCGGTAATTTTGATACGTTACTATTTAATGTATCTATTTTCGAACACAGTTTGTCTAACATTTTTAATATTTGTATGTTCTTATCTTTTGGTTTTTCCTTTACATCGATGGTCGTGACTTCTAGTATCATGTGCCAAGATGCATCCGGTTGTAATAAGACATAGTCTCTGTCACTCTGATACTCGTATATCTTAAAATTTAATTGCTTTATCGATATTGGATTAAATAATACATTTTGACGCTGGAATGATTTCCATTGTTTGTCTCTCACGATATTGTCGGCGGTACCCGAGTAATGCCTCTCTAGAGGAACTCTGGCGAAAATTTGTCCGTGACGTTCATCTAAAATCTGTGCGACTTTAGGAACTTCGTAACAAATTATATCCACGAATTTCGCTATGTCACTCTGAGATGATTGAGAATAATCACCGACTTGTGTTATGTAAAAATCGACCATTTTTAATCCAATAACGTTTTGCATATTTTCCACGTGAGTGTTTGACTCTAATGTTAAATCAACTGAAAACGTATTGTTCGTCCCCGTCACGAAATTTGAATCTATCAACACGTATTGTGTTTTTCTTGGTAAATCGTACAGAGACATATTGAAATATACAGACAAAAAAAATAATGGATAATATTAAATGGCGGCGAGTATTGCCATTATAGGTTTTGGGTCTATAATCTTAATATTGTTCGTTGTGTTGTTGTACATGTATTATAAAGACAAAGACAATGCATCACCATTGTTTAATTTTATATTTAATACAGATGCACAGCAAAATAAATCAACCGCGACAGAATATGCTGAAATCACTCTATTTAGCATAGCGAAACAAAATGACAAATACATCATCACAATTGATGTAACCGTACCGGATACGTTGTTAGACAAAAAAATTACCATAAAACATACAAATTTCAAGAATAATGACACGAACGAAGGGAGTATAACATCGACCATGAACACAATATCTGTAACAGTGAAACCAACAAATCAAGACCTGGCTGGTATAAATATAATTGACGTGTATGTAAACGACGAGTATTTTGGGACAAAAGTATATGAATTATCCAAAACGTTGGCATTATTATCTAATAATACATCATCAGCGGTCGACCCGGCGTCAATCGTAGACCCATCTTCATTTTCGTATAAGTTAGAATATGCAAGTGTACCCCATGTAAAAATAGATCCGGTTGGTATCTATATGAATAACGTAGATTTTGCTAAATGTCGACTTATTCAGAGCAATTCATCCGGTGGTATTAAAATACAAAGTCTCGACGGGACTCGATATCTCGATATATCATATGATAGCGGGGGTAATATGACGGCTGGTTTTACCGGTGCGGTATCATATGAAGATGCGGCCACTTTTTATTTCCATAACGTAACCGATATTAATAATTATAACGGCGCTCAATCATCACTCGGTAAAGTAAAAATTGGTAATAAAGATACAGGTGATGGATGTTATTTTTTAGTAAATGATTCATATAACGCCACAGGTAAATACCTAACGATGAAAAGATGGATAGATATGGAGGGTGCTTATCACAAGTTATTATTCAATATCGTCAACGTTTAGTAGACATAAAAAAAAATATAGTACTATTTAAATGTCTATTCCATATAGTTTTATGATATTTACGTCATATGATAAGACGTTTACTGTAAATATGAGTGATACGACGTATGTATACACAATACTTGATTCCAATAAAGAGATTAAAAAATTTAGTAGTTTCAAATTGGAGATGACGGGTGTCGACAGTGCCGATAAACTTAATTATTGTTGGACAGACTATGGATCTAGTCGTCAGAGTTGTAAAACACACCCGGAATCGAGTATGGTGAAAAATATATGCACTCGTTTCGAATCATATAATCCAAATTTCACGTATCAACAAATAGACAAAGTGAGAAAGCTTATTGAAGATGATATCGAAATTTACATATTACTTAACAATTCGGGCGTTTATGCTAGCTGTATAGTTATACCGTACAAAACGATATACGCGGATGGTGTCATCAACGTTTATCGCAACAAGATAGATACGAATTCATTATTACATTCTGAAAAAATAACCAACGTCGTCGTACCACCACAACGAAAGTTCCTATCGGCGAATGATATACTAAAAGTATCATATGATCCACAAAACTGTCAATATGAATGGACCGACGAGGGTAACCAAAATAATGAGTTCAAGGTGCAAATCAATAGAATTGTTAAAGGACCAAAAAACGGTGGAGTACTCTGTGATAATACGCGATACGGTGCTCTCAGAACTTTAAATGCACTCGGTCAGATAATCGAAGAAACTGTACCGAATACCAATAATAACAGCGCGGGTGTTTCTTCGAGTAGTCGAATTACATCAAAGAACGCGGTGAGCAATCTCACGATTAAATTTACACTCGGTAACGATTTCATAAATAGTCCTTACGGTATGGGCATCAAATTACTAAATAAGAATAGAACGATAGTCCACGATTTAAGACTATCACACCAAGATGTCATGACGAACACGACGTCAAATACGAATTTTGAAAAAACCATAGAAATTGAACCATGGAAAATATACAGTGTCGCCATATTTTTAGAGAAGACTGACAAAATCGTTAAAATCGGTGAAATTGTAATTTCTAACTTAGCACAAAAAGGAGTCCATAGGTATATAAGCACCGACAATCTTCCAACGGTATCTCAAGATCCAGTTGATTGTGTCGTGCGAACTTACGAAACACAATGTTTACCGTCGTGTAAACAATCAAATAATACCAGTAGTTTTAAGTATAACGTAAATGATATAAGCATTATGCCTGAAAATGGTGGAAAGTCTTGTCCTAGCGCACTCGACTCATATCCAATATTAAATGAAGTGGCTGAATGTGATGATACAGAAGCACCTATATGTACACATTGTGAAGGCGCGTACGAGGAATGGACGTCGTGTAACTACGCCGCCGCAAAGACGAGACGGTTTGTTGTGAGTAGACCACGCGGACCTCAGGGTAATTTATGTCCGAGTGACGAAGCCCAAAGTTGTCTTAACGATTGGACGGTTATTCAATATAATACGACTACATCTGTTATACCTACAAATGACGAAAATAATATTTACATTGGAATAGTATACCCACCCCAGTTTAAATACTCTCGAATATTTTTTAAACATAAGGACGGAAATCGATACGTCGCGATGGCGTCGGATGAAAGGGGTGAGCTGGCCATGATAATGTATACAAAAAGTTTGACCGTACCGCATTGGTGGACCCTTTCTGTACCGGATTATACGTGGGATTGGTCTGGACGAATAGATAATTATGACCCAGGATGGATGACACCCAAGAAAAATTATTTTAGGTTAAATGGGTACCGAGATCTTGTTGCACCATCGCCCCATATATTGATGCGGCCGCTGACGCAAGATAAGTACATAACCACCACCGTGTATTGCGGACCCTGCGTGCCGGCATATCGTAGAATGATTATTATGTTAGTATCGAATGTTGCATATTATAATGAATATCGGCATGAGATGTTTAATGAAACACTTGTATTTGAAGGCTTAAAGAGTGAAGTAAAATTTGAGGACTTTAAAAGTAAAGTAAATACCGAGTGGTTTAGTAGAGCTAAATCCAGAACCTGGATTTGGCAGACTGATTATAGCACGTGGCGTGTGTATGATTTAAAGTTCGTTATAACGACCGAAGGTGGTCTCCAATACAAGATAGACGGTACACAGATAAATGATTCGTATCATGAAATAAATGTACTAGCCGCAACGGGTACTAGTACAAACCAATCGAAGACATATTCAGATTATACACTCAATAGCGACGGTACGATTAACTCCGATCACGAAATACCAGTTCTGGAAAATCATCCGATATGGAAAAGAAAAATAACCCTATAACATCACAATACCTGCATCCTCTTCCTCTTCTTCGCTGGGTTGTTCATAATAATCCACCAATGAAGAATCCACATTTATCTCAACTGGCGGTGCTTTGAGTATTTCTACTTCGTATACGTTTGTATCGGATGGTTGAATCATACTCAGGCGACATGATTTCGCCGTCACGATGGGTACACTCTTTTGAATGACAATGACTGGTGGACATACTAATACTAAAGACATTTGAATCTTATGTGTGTTTGAGATAATGAATTTTAAAATTATACTCGTTCTGTTTCGAAGACTAAAATATCAACATAAAACAAATGGTCTTTCCACTCATAGCACTCGGCGCACTCGCGGCAGCCGCTGCCTATACGTATTTTGGTGAAAACCTCGTGAGCTCAGCGGACGCTAAAAGTATGATTCGAAGTGGTGAGATAAAAAAGGTCATCGATGTTCGCACAGCGATGGAGTACCGCGCTGGTCACTACAGAGGCGCGCTTCACATTCCAGTCGATAAAATTAACAAGAAAACGACATCGGAACTTCCAAAGAAGGGTCTGCTCGTCTACTGCAATACCGGACAACGGGCCAGATTTGCGGCAGAGAAATTGATTGATTTGGGATTTGAAGACGTCTACTACATCGCGGGGCATTACTCTACTCTCAACTAATGTGCCCACATTTCCAGAAAAGATGATTTAATTATTTGAAACGTAATATATTCGCGCTCATTAATACATTTACCATTTGAAGGAATAACACCGCCTGGTGAAGCATTACGATACTCTTACCCGTTGTAGATAATGGATGAATATCTCCAAACCCAACCGTCGACTGTATCGTCGTAGAAAAGTATAGGGCATCAACGAATGTGGAATCCCTATCCAATCCGTTAAAATGTTCATCGTCTTCCCTGGACACTCCATAATATAGTGTCGCGAAAAAGAATACGAGTACGATATTGATTATGATAACATTACGCATTTATTTAATAGATTATTTTAATTTAACACCCAAGACCTTTCGCAGTTTTTGCATGATTTGCACGTCTGGCATGGCTTTCCCACTTTCATACGAATTGATGACGTTTGCGGGAACACCTATGGCCGCGGCTAGGTCTTTTTGTGTTTTGAAACCCTTTGCCATCCGCGCCTGTTGAATCGTCTTCGCGACTGAGAGTGACACCTTCTCGTGGGTTCCCAGTTCCGTTTGATCCAACTTTTGAGCCTTTGTTACTTCATAATGGGGACGCGGGGCCGAAGTCTGGGGCTTCGTCGTCTTTCCATGAATAACAATAGGCTTCCAATCTTGATGATCCATTTACTAAGAGTTGTTTCTATTTTTTAATAGAGTTGTTTGTCGACTGGATTCTTTTTATTACTAGCTAATAGTCCTATTTTTCAAAAGTCTATCGAGTCTCGCATTTTCTTTAGTGATGAAAACCGTTAATCGCATAGTTTCACCTTCAAGCATCACTTCACCGTGATTAGAATTTTGATATTTCGCGACTTGTTCAACGCGGACTAAATCCACCGACGATATTTTCATATTAGGCATTTTGCTATGATATACAGCGAGCAGAGCGGCGTCTCTCTTAGTTTCCTTAGGTAAAGTATTTTCTTCGGAGCATACGATGACATGCGACCCAGGGCATCCCGATACGTGAAGCCACCATTCCTTTGGATAACTTGAGAGTGTTATTGCGTCATTTTCTTTGGCATTCTGTCCAACTTTTATAGATATACCATCAAATGATGTATAATTGTACATCTTCTTGTTACGAAACGATCGTTATTTTTATCTCACAAAAAATGAACGATCGGTCGTCTGTTCGATCCACGAATACTTCCCTTCGCGAAGTCTACGAATAACGTTGTCAATGTTTTTTTTAGAGATTATCACACAATTTTCAATAAAAAAACCATCGGTCGTTTCGATTATCAGTGGCCCACACCCACCGATCGTGGCGAACAACAAGTTTTCGAACATCTGAGAAAATATAGAATCTCAACTTTATGTAAGAATATGTTATTATTTAAAATGTTACGTTTTAACTTAAGTGATCTTTCTCTGGTTAGATTTTGTGATAAAATGTATCGCGCAAAAATTTACTCAGAACTTTTACATTTAATCGAAGCTGGCGATCACGAGACGCTTCTGACGAAAGGCAAAGAGATCGTTGAGTACGTCGACTACGAGCTCGCCAATTACGATAACGAATATCGATGTGATTATTTATTGTACAATATCGGCGCGCACGAGGACCACGCGGTCGGGCGAATTCTTTTTCAGGTCTTCAAGGGTCGGTGTCATGCGATGTCCCCATATCATTGGACCGAGATCATGGCGATCATGGGTCGTTCCCTCATGACCGGTGCGGCCCAAAGTCAAAATATCAAGCTTCTCGAACACGCGATGGCTCACGTGGATGAGATACATTTAGAGAGACTTCTCACAGAAGTCGAACTTCCCGAAGTTGATAAATGGTATGAAGAAAATTTTATGGTCACCTAAGTCACCCATAAACTTCATAAAATCAAAAGCAAAATGGAAGCCGCAAAAGCTATTCGATACGGTGACGCCGAAGCTCTCCGATACAATGAGCATCAAATCCTCTATGAAATTGATTTAAGAACCGATGATGGTTCGATTGAACACGAAGACTATATGACATTCTGGATCGCATCATACAGAGAACACGAAGTTGCCACTGAAATGTTTGAAGTTTTCATGAGTACCTGCTCGACGGCATTTG